ATTTAGTGGAAAGAGGATGGCAAGATATTTTAAGATTGAATTTGAGGATGTATCGTGTCCTCATGTAAACTGCAAATGTGAACTATCGGTGGTAGGAATTCATGAATTAACAAGCTCATTTATCTTTAAGACGAGGGCGCCAACACCACAGGAGAGAATTTTACAGGCGTCAGCTGCAATAGCTTCTAGTTTCGTGATACAAGATGGAGAACCAAAATTGAAGTCGCTTGACTATGAGGTTGAATTATGTAAGCTATTAATTAAAAAAGATCAGTCAATAACACCAGCTGATCCTCCGGGATATTTTCATGGGAGTTGGCCAGAGTCACGTGAACTGGATGGATTAGATCCGCGCGTGGCATTAGCGTTACGACGAGTAGATTATACTACGCTACGAGAAAAATTCTCAGTAAATGATCGCCCATTGCACTATTTGGATTGGGATTTCCTTGCACACAACGTATGGATGCGTAAGCCAACCTTTAAGGTTGCCCTTACTCGTGAGAGGAAGGAAGGAGATAAAATAATAAAATCGGAGTGGGTTCGAGAAGAGGATTTAGGTGAACTGGAAGCATTAGATGTACGAGTTACTGAAGGAATTTCATCTCTACAGAGAATGGTCTTAGAAAAGTATAGTACAGTGCACCAGACAACAGGATTGACGAATGGACATCAGCATGTACTTGCAGCAATGAGTGGCCTGTATCCAGGTAAGTATGTTACAGGAGTAGCAGAAATAAGTCGTCCGACACAGAAGCCTCCACCAGCCTTTGATGAATTGAGACCTCTAATAGGCCCAGCGATGGACCTTCTATATCATAAGATGAAAATACACGAATTTGGGAAGGAGCATAGTAGGCTATCCTTTGATTCCATGGAAGGCATGTACTTAGGTGCTAGTAGTGGGATTAATTTTGGAGAGTCTTTTGTGCTAACGCCGGACGATCTGGAAGAGGCAATATTTGTTCGTCCGGTAGGGAAGAAGGTAGAAATATTTGAATCGGACGTAGAAGCAATATTGAATTTTTTACGTACAGGCGAAAAACCTCCAGTGTATTGGAACATTACACCAAAAAATGAAAATTTTTTTGATTGGTCGAAGCAATGTAGCGATGAGGAATGGATCAAATGGAAAAATAAAGTTCGCTTATTTATTATTCCATCTAGTATCTATATTCTTGGAGAACGAATGGTATCAAAGGTCCGGCAATTAAAAGAACATGGTTGGGTTATTGCAGTTGGTCATTCTCATAGTCGAGGGGGGGGAGATGTTCTAGCAAAAATGTTGGGTATAGATTTGAAGAACTGTATGAAGCCTGTTATCGAAGAAGGAGACGCGAAGAAATTTGATCAGTCCGTCTTGGAGTTTTTTACGAATTTGTATTTCTCTACAATGTTAGTACATGAAGATCCATTGTCGCGCGATTATGAAATGAAGAAAAAAATAATTGAGTGGTTAGCTGAGAATATGGCCGCTCGTTTGACTCGTCTTTTTGCAAACTATTGGGCTTTCGTAAGAGGCCAGGTTCCATCTGGATGTTGGAATAC